GCTTTACCTTCAGGTGAAGTAGACATGAGTCAAATAATGGGTTTACTAAATAATAAATAATGGCGTACGGAGCAAAAAAAATATATCCAATTGATACAAAACCAAGGGTAGCTATAGGTGTAGCTATTCCCTTTAATCAACCTGGAGTATTCGGCTCAACATATATAACTAAAGATGCTATTAGAACTAATTTAATTAATTATTTCTTAACTAATACTAATGAAAGATATTTAAATCCAACATTTGGTGGAAATTTAAGAAATTATATTTTTGAACAAATTACGTCTGGTAATATGGATTTCTTAAAAGAAGATATGCAGACTAAAATAAATAAATATTTTCCTAATGTTTCAGTTGATGCATTAGATATATTACAACAAACAGATAGTAATACAATAGTAGTATCTTTATATTACTCAATTATTAACACAGGTATAAATGATAATTTACAATTACAATTTCAATAATGGCTAATAAAGATATAAAATATATTAATAGGAACTTTGATGAACTAAGAACAGCACTCATTAATTTTACTAAAACTTATTTTCCTAACACGTATAATGATTTTAGTCCTTCTTCACCAGGAATGGCTTTTATGGAAATGGCTTCTTATGTTGGTGATATATTATCATTTTATCAAGATAATCAAATACAAGAAACATTCATACAATATGCTAGACAAAATAATAATTTATATGAGTTAGCTTATATGTTTGGTTATAAACCAAATGTAACAGGAGTTTCAACAACTTTAATTGATGTATATCAACAAGTACCTGCTATAACAAGTGGTAGTGTTCAAGTTCCTGATTTTAAGTATGCTTTATTGTTTGCTGCAAATTCATCAGTAAAATCAACTTTATCAGGTTCAATTAATTTTTTATTACAAGACCCGATTGATTTTTCAGTTTCAAGTTCAACTAATCCAACTGAAATAACAGTATATAGCGTTAATGGAAATACACCCACTAATTTTTTATTAAAAAAAACTCGTCCTGCTATTTCATCAACTATAAACACAACAACCTTTACATTTGGTGATCCTACCCCATTTACTACTGTTAATATTAATGCTAGTAATATAGTTGAAATATTAGATATAATAGATAGTGATGGAAATACATGGTATGAAGTAGATTATTTATCTCAAGAAACAGTATTTGATTCAATAAAAAATACTAATACAAATGATCCTAATTTTAGTTCAGCTAATGACGCACCTTATTTATTAAAACTAAAACAAGTACAACGTAGATTTGCTACTCGTTTTTTAGATGCTAATACATTACAAATACAATTTGGTTCAGGTATATCTACTGATACTGATGAAAATATAATTCCAAATCCATTTAATGTAGGATTAGGATTACCATCAGAACAAAGTAAACTTACAACAGCATTTTCACCATCAAACTTTATTTTTACTAAAACATATGGTATAGCACCTTCAAGTACTACTTTAACAGTAAGATATTTAACAGGTGGAGGTGTGAGTGCAAATGTTCCATCTAATACTATTAATACTATAATTAATCCTCCTACATTTATTAATACTAACTTAGATTCTACAACTGCAAACTCAGTTTTTAATTCTGTAGCAGTAAATAACCCTGCAGCAGCAGATGGAGGAATGGATGGAGATACAATAGATGAAATAAGACAAAATACAATAGGAAATTTTAATTCACAACTTAGAAATGTAACACAAGATGATTATTTAGTTAGAACATTAAGTTTACCTTCTAAATACGGAACAATAGCTAAAGCGTTTATTGAACCTGTTAAAGCACAAAATATACTACCAGGTGAAATTCCATCAACTTTAGATTTATATGTGTTATCGTATGACGCAAATACTAATCTAAGAACTTGTTCAGATGCTTTAAAACAAAATCTATCAACTTATTTATCACAATATAGAATAATAGGTGATTCAATTAGAATTAAAGATGGTTTTATTATTAATATAGGTGTGAATTTTGAAATAATAGTATTACCTAATTATAACAATAATGATATTATTATAGCATGTATTAATGCTTTAAAAGATTATTTTAATATAAATAAATGGTTAGTAAATCAACCTATTGTTTTAAGAGAATTATATATATTATTAGATAAAATTGAGGGAGTTCAAACAGTAAAAACTATAAACATAGTAAACAATGTAGGAACTAATTTAGGATATTCTCAATACGCTTATGATATACAAGGAGCAACTCAAAATAATATTATATATCCAAGTTTAGACCCTTCAATATTTGAAGTAAAATATCCTAACAACGATATTTCAGGAAAAATAGTATCATTATAATAAAATAAAATGGCAATATATAAATTATACCCTTATAAAGACGCTACATTATATTCGTTTTACCCTGATTCCAATACAGGTTTAGACAGTATATTAGAGACCGGTTGTCCTTTAACAGTACAAGGAACATCAGGTGTTTTTAGATTTGTTGTAGCATTCGATCAGACTGAAATAAATAATGTTTTTCAAAACCATATTAGTAACTCATTATGGCAATCTAATTTAAGATGTTATATTGCGAATGCTGAAGGAGTTAGTTTTTCTAGTAAGGTATTTGTTCATCCTACTTCAGGTTCTTGGGATAATGGAACTGGACAATTTGGAGATAATCCAATAACATCAGATGGTGTTAGTTGGAATTGGAGAAATTATATTAGTGGAAGTGGTTGGGAAATTTCAGGTTTAAATTCATATGTCACTGCTTCATTTTTAAACACAAATAAAGGAGGAGGTGTATGGTATACAGGTTCATCTAATACAAGTTTAAATTTTAATCCATCACAATCTTTTGATATTAGAAGTGATAAAGACTTAAATATAAATGTTACAGATATTGTTAAAGCATGGTATAGTAGTTCTAACTCAATAGGTTCAGATACTCTAATTAGTAATAATGGATTTATAGTTAAGTTTGATGATAATACTGAATTTTTATCTTTAACATCAATCCAACCTGATTTAAAATACTTTTCAATAGATACTCATACTATATATCCTCCAGAACTAGAATTTAAATGGAAAGATTATAATTATGCTCCTGGGATAGCACCTATTATTTCAAACCCTCAAGTTTATGCTTCAGTAACTGAAAACCCAGGTTTCTTTTACCCTGATAGTGTGAATAGATTTAGAATAAATTGCCGACCACAATATCCAACAAGAGTATATCAAACATCTTCAATTAATACTAATAATTATTACTTACCATCATCTTCATATTATGCTATAAAAGACTTAGATACTAATGAATATGTAATGGATTTTGATACTACTTATACTCAAATTAGTGCAGATGGTTCTAGTAATTATTTTGATATTTATATGAATGGATTACAACCAGAACGTTATTATAAAATATTAATTAAAACTACAATAAATAATACAACATTAATATTAGATAATGATTATTATTTTAAAATTATTAACGGCTAATGGCTCAAGTTAATTTAAATAAAACTGTCTTTGAAAAAAGACAATACCAAAAGGTAATTGATACCTCTTTTTCTCAACTTAAACCAAACACTCCTACTCCAACTGTAGCAACTGTTAAAATAGTTGATATACCTGGTTTTTTTCAAAGTTATAATCAATTATTCTTTGATATACCTAAACTTGGAGATGTAAATTCTCATGAGTACATTATAAAGACGAGTCAAACATACGTAGGAACTGCTTTTCAAAATGATGATATGCAAGCATTAATTGATGAAGTAACATTCTTAAAACAACAAAATCTCGACTTAACAACTCAAATACAAATATTATCAAATAGTTTACCTAAATAATGGATAAAATAATTAATATACAAAATATAGATCCTACCACTCTAGAATTACAAACGTATTCTACTCAAGATCAAAACCTAATTTCTAGTTTTGACGTGACAAATACTTTTACCTCAAGTGTAGATTATATTGAATATACTGTATACGATTTTAACCAAAATTTATTACTTTATATTAATAGTTTTTCAAATTATTATATTTTAGATAATAACCTACAAATAGATCCTGAACAAGACTTACTAACTTATGGATTTACAGAAGGTCAATATATAGTAAACTATAATTTCTTTACTAATATCTTAGGTTCATCTAAAGATAATACTTATCATATTTCAGAAATTAGTGCAGATAGAACAGAAATAAGATTAGACTCTAATCAAATCCCACCTTCACTTGTAACAACTGAAGTTTCAAATTATATAATACAATTACAACAATTAAATTATTATCCGGATTTTTACTTAAACTTTGGAAATAATCAATTAGTGATTGCTAATAATTTATTATTAGATAACTCTGATCCTACCAATCCAACAATATTAATAAAATTATACGAACCACTACCTACAGTTTTTGATACTAAATCAGAATTATGGGTTGTAGAAACTATAGCAGATCCTTTAGCTTATCAAGCATCTATTACTTTAATATTTAGTAATTTAGATAATAATATACAACTGAGAGGACCTAACTTAAATATACCTGTTAAAGATAGAATTAATAACTCTACAGAATTTACTAATTATAATTCTTTAGTAAATAATAATTCATTACTAGGAAGTTCAAGTTTACAATATCAACTAAATAGTTTACTAGCAGAAAAAGGAATAGAACTAAATATAGACTATTCAGATTATTCTAATTTTGTTTTCTTTTCATCTGCTCAAACACGTTTAGAAAATTTTTATTATAAATTATCATTAATAGAAGAATACCAAGCAAGTGCTTTATCATCTTCATATGCTTCAATCACATCATATTATGGTTCATCAAGTTATAATATATGGCAAAATAAAATAAATGATATTATAACTAATTTTGATGGTTATGATTATTATTTATATTATGATTCAGGAAGTTATGCTTGGCCTAAAACTAATACTTTACCTCCATATGTTAATGCTTCTGTAAGTTCATTAACTGCTCAAAACTGGTTAGCAACACAATATACTAGTGCTTCTTATTATGATGAAAATTTAAATTCAAATCGTTTAGTAAATACTATTCCTAGTTATTTAACTGAAGATCCTATTAACGACCAATATCAATTATTTGTTGATATGATTGGACAACATTTTGATAGCATTTGGGTTTATATTAAAGACATAGGAAATAAATACGATGCTGATAATAGATTAGATCACGGTATTTCTAAAGATTTAATAACAGATGTATTAAGAGATTTAGGTGTTAAAATATATCAAAACAATTTCTCTACTACAGATTTATATACTTCATTTATAGGAATTACACCAGGTGGCTCTTTACTTGCTCCAACAGGAAGCGAATTAATTACTAGTTATGTGACAGCTTCTTTAGCATCATATGTTTTACCAGGATATGTTATTACAGGATATGTTGATGGAAAACCAATAGTTGTAGCTTTAGATGATGTTAATAAATCAATATATAAACGTATTTATCATAACTTACCTTACTTACTTAAGAAAAAAGGTACTGTTGAAGGTTTAAGAGCATTAATAACATTATATGGTATTCCTGATTCTATTTTAAGAATAAATGAATTTGGAGGCAAAAATAAAAACAATACTAACGATTGGGATCAATGGCAGACTGAATATAATCAAGCTTTACATTTTGAAGTTCCTATGTCTTCATCATTATCAGGCGTAACAACACCTTGGGTATTAAATTCATCTTGGTCTACTCCTAATGTTCCTTCTGCTGTTTATTTTAGATTTCAAACACCAGGAATATCTTCAGGTGTTACAACTCCATCACAAAGTCTATGGTACTTAAATACTGGAGCTTACTTAACTTTAAAATATACAGGTTCAGGATATACAAGTGCTTCATATTCAGGAGCAAATACAAACGCTTACAATGA